CAGGGATTGATACATAATGTGCTTCAAAAAGTTCCTTCATACCTGAGAGGAACGATTCAGTCATTTCGGTCTTAAGACCTTGCTCAATAACGAGTGCATTTTCTTGCATCCACTCGTCAGCAACATACTCAAGATAAGCATCTACACGCTCAGAAAGTTCTGTTTTAATTTCTTGAACTTCTTCTGCAAGAGCAGCAGCATACTCCTCTTCGATTGCTTCTTTGATTTCGGAAACTTTGGAGAGAAGAGCAGCTTCAAAAATAGTACGTGCCTTTTCTTGGAACTCTTCAGAGAGATCTTCTCCAGACAGAAGAGCATTTACATCCTCTTCAATATCAAAAGACTCTTCCATCTCCTCCTCTTCTTCTTCTTCGTCATCATCATCTTCATCACCTTCCTTTTTCTTACCGCCCTCTTCTTCCTCTTCTTCTTCTTTAGCTTCGGAAACTACTTCCTCTTCTTCTTCGGTATCTTCTAAGAGTTCTTCGTCTTCATCATAATCAGCATCCTCTTTCTTAAGTCCTTTCATAGGATCAGCAGATTTGGCTCCTTTGTTAACAACGTCCTTAACTTGCTTAAGAGCTGCTCCAGGCGTTTTTAATTTTGCTGAATCATCATCTGGGCGATAATTGGAAGGATCTGGTCCACCAAGATCTTCCCATCCCCCAGTTTGACCTGGTGTTGAACCAGAAAGATGTGGCATTGTATCTCCTGCCTTTGCATTAGCATTTACAGCAGTTTTGGATTGCTTTGTGCCTACTTCCATTTCTTGTAAATCTCCACGAGACATTTGAACTCTCCGTTTAACCTTAGTTATAAACTATATTTATTTATAAATTAATAAATTACAATGAGTTTAAAAACTCATTAAATAATGATAACTTGTATTCCTCAAGAATACCCCCGTCAACGAGAGTATTTATTTTACGTTTTGTATTCTCAGCAACTTTCTCTCTTAGCATTCCACCATCCCATACCCACTCCTTTCCTTCCATAATTCCCTGAACAAATGCATCGGGAGCAGAAGGATCGGCAACAATATCTGCTGCTGTTGCTAACATAAAATCTTCACCGACTTCATTATATCCCTCTTTGGTTGGTCTTACTGAACCAATTCCACGAGATGAAACTCCAAGAGTTACTCCTTCTTTAAGAAGTGACTCTGCAATTTTTCCCATTGGAGTGGAAAGAATTTGTGCTTTACCAATAAAGTCATTTCCCTCACGATGAAGTGAAACAATCTTATGAGAGACCCTATCAAGATTCACCGTTGGTCCATCTGGATGACCAAGTTCTCCAAGGGCACGACCTTTATTTACATATTGTTCAGTATAACGCTTTACCTCTCTTTCCATAACAGGCATACGATATACTCTGTTATTTCTATTGGGTTGTTCAGTTTGTAAGAATGGACCCTGAATATAAAGAGTTTTTTTACCGTTTACATTTTCGGTAATAACTTCTACTGATTCAATTTCTTCGGTGATGAGTTTCATTACGCTTGTCCTGAAATTTGTACTTGTTGGGCATAAACAACACCGCTACCACCATCTGTTCTTGCTGCAATTCTTAAAGAATTTCTTAAATTTGCATCCTTAGAAGAAAATGCAGTTAAAATTCCACTCGAATTGTAATCAACTGTAAGTCTTGTTTGGTAATATCCACCAACACCAGAACTTGTATTTACTGATATGACTGGAACATGGGTAAAATTATAAAGAGGTTCATTTGCACCACTGAGTGAAACATAATCACCAACACCAAAAGGAACTTGAGTTCCCTCTGGCACATCAATAATTGTCGTGGAACCTGTTGTGACTCCAACAACCCTATTTGATGCTTTTGTTAAAGCAAGAGTTGCTGAAGTTCCTGATGGAATATAATAATCCTGTATAGTTGCGGTTGGATTTGTTCCAATAGCAACAAACGCTCCAGATGTAACTGCAGTAATTCTTAAAACATCAGATAACACTGTAAATGATGTTGACATTGATGAACTGGCACTTGTTGTAATTGATGTGCCTATACCAACGGGTCTATGAGCCATTATTCTTTAGTAATCATTTAATAGTTATTTATTAATTACTCACTCTTCTTCAGTCTGATTATCTGGAGAAATAGAATCAAACATACTTTGAGATACTAATGGTCTAAAATTGTCAATTTTTTCCGAAGATTTTGCAAACAAAAGTTCTTTAATTTTATCACTAATCTGAGAAGGAGATTCGTCAGTAGCAATCATGTCTAAGAGATCATCCATTTTTTTATATTAAAATATCGTTTTTATTTATATTTCTCCACCCTTAGGCATTTCTGCAATTTTTCCATTAACTTCAGTTGCAGCACCTTGAGCATCAATATTTGGTTCCATTACAGGTTGACCTAAATCCATAGTAGAATCAGGTTGTCCTGGTTGTAAAGGTAAACCTGTATTTGGATCGATAGGTACATTTGGATCTGGAATAATGCCATCCTTTATTTCTTTCTTAATAATTTTATCTTGCTCAATAATTTCTTCATCGGTTTGTCTTAGAATTTTTCTTCTCACATAATCTTGCGAAAAATACTTTCCAACATATGGTTCTGCTATTTGTACCATATTCAGTCTTTCATTTAAAAGTTCGGCATCTTTTAGTTCTGCAAAATGATTATCATAAAGAAAATCATATTGAATATGCTCACTCATTAAATTCCAATCTTCTGGAGTTATAATATTTTTAAGAATCAATTGTGTTTTTAGCATGTCCGAAAACATATATGAAAATCTTTTTCTCAATCTAGCTACAAATTTGCTGAATTTAACCTCGTCTCTTAAAATTTCCGAAGACCTTCCTAAATTAAAACCACCTTCACCATCCATTCTTGATGGAGGTACATTTAAAGATCGATATAGTTTCTTTTTAAAATATTCTATGTCTGTAATTTCACCAAGATTTTGACCTCCAGGAAGAGTTGAAATCTCCGTACCTCTTCCGCCTTCTCTTCTTGGAAGCCAAAAATCTTCAAGCATAGCCATAAATTTTTTATCATCACGGATTTCTCCGGTTGATGCATCATATACAAGTTTGTTCCTATAACGCATCATAACATCACGAAGATATTGTTCTGCCTTTATCTTAGGAAGATTGCCAACATCAATATAAAAAATTCTTCTTTCTGGTGCTCTCGATAATCTATAGATGACAAGACTATCCTCAATCATTCTTAATTGATTGAGAGACTTAATTGCCTTATGAAGGTATGAAAGAGTTGATCCTTTATTTCTATCTACCAATCCAGAAGTACAATATGTAATTGCATCTTTAGCAATTCTAATACCACCAGTTCCACCAAGAGATGATGGATTTGTGGTTGGATAAGTCATTTTGGGGTTATATACGAAATATTCCTCAATTTCAGGAAATTCATACTGCATTGGGTCATCAACATTGATATTTGCTAACCTGTAAATTTTTTTATCCTTTTCGCTTTGTTTTTGTTGACGAACATAACGCATTTTCATTGCGTCAATATATCTTAATTCTTTTATACCTTCGTGTGGATTTTTCAGATCAATTACTTTATGGTAATATAATCTACCATCAACATACCAATTTCTATAAATTTCATGCGATTTCTTATCAAAATCCAAAAGTTCTAAAATATGTTTGAATTCTTCTCTAATTTTTTTCTTAATACCGTCACTTGCATTTAAATTTGATAATTCTATTGATACTGGACTATCGTTTGTATCCGACACAATTGCTTCATTTACAATGTCTTCAATGGCACTATCACATTCGGGATGCAATGCCATTTCACGGTATCTTTTGATTAAATCAAATTCAGTTCTATAAACCCCTTCAATATCAACATACGAACCAAAAAACCCGCTGCTTAGGTAAAAGTCGCTCGCATCCTCATTATTAGGAGGAACGGGCGACAGAGCACCGGGTGAAATTGGTTCGTTATCCTCAAGAGAGAATCCAAATAATTTTGCCATTATTAAAGTTTAGTTGTATTTACTTCTACTATTTATTATGCTTCCTCTGTGCTAGGTGTCCAGTATTGAACTTGGAAATCTACAGTGAATTCTTCAATTGTATCTGAAGTATCGTAAGAAAGATCAATTGCAGAAATAGTTGTTGGAAAAATATCATAGAACTTATAAGTTTTGATTGTTTCCAATCCACCACCAACAGCAACATTATTTCCTACATTTGCAGCACCTCTTCTAAACTGCTTCACAAAAGCATTTCGCATATAAGATGCTGGATCAGTTGCACCACTACCATCAGCATATTGACCAATAAACTGCATCCAATTTTCCATTGCAGTTCTAATTGCAAAATCTTGATCGTTGATTACCGTAATAGTCCAAGTGTCAAATGTACGATCACCAGCAACCTTAAAAATTCTCCCTCTAAAAGGAACATCGATTGATGCTACATTAGATGCTGGTAAAGCAGCAGCTTTACATAGAATTGGAAAATTTGCAGATAATGCACCAGCTCCTGGAATATTGCCTGGAATGGTAACTTCGAATAAATTTGGACGAGCTCCTCCTCCAATAAGTGCTGATTTGAAATCCTGAATAGAATGTGCCATTTTTTTAATTCCTCCTGTTTATTAGATCAGAGATAATATCAAACAGTACCAGCTACTTCTTCAAAACTCACACCAGTTCTTGTGGCAACAAATGTTAGAGTTACATAATTAATTGATTTTGCAGGTTTCAGATAAATATCTGCCCTAAATTCATTGTTATCTACAACATCGGGTGTATTATTTGAGGAGTCGCATTTTACCAAAAATCCATAAAGACCTCTCTTCGCTTCAATATCACGTAAATATGGTTCAATAATATTTCTGAAATTTGATCTGGTTAGTTCATCATTAAGTTCAAACAATTGAGCCTGTGCCGCTCTCTCAAGTGCTTGCTCTATTACTAAGAATAAACGACGAACATTAATGCGATCAAAGGCAGAAGCATATCCAAGAGCAGTTTTATCTCCGAGAAGAAGAGTTCCAATTCCAGGTTGAGTTACAATTGCATTAATTCTCTGTGGATAAAGTTGATCTCTTTGTGCTTTGTTTGGATTATATGCAAGTTTTACCACATTATTTAATATTCCTCTTTGCTGTCCAGCTGGAGAGAACCAAGGATACGAAATAATATTTGTTCTAGTCATCAATCCAGCAATATCTGCGTTGCATGGAATATACCTAAATTGATTATTAAATCTATCGTAGGTATACTTATATCCACTATCAAAAATTGCATAAGAAGAAGATGACAAAGAACTAAAGAATCTAATTACATTAGTTGTCTGTGTAGTTGTATTTGTTACTCCAATTAAATTTGATCTATGTGGAGAAACAACTGCAATACAATCTTTTCTTGCTTCTGCAAGAGAAATTAGATAATTTGCTTTTGCTTGGGATTCTACTTCAGATGTTAATCCTGGACCATTAATTAAATAATCAACTTCTATTTCATCTTTATTTTGGAATAATCCATATGAAGTTATTAAATCTGATAATGCTGCAGACATTCCACCAGAAGCACTATAATCAACACCACCAGTAAGAGAATATGTAACGTTACCAATGGCACTAAATGTAACTCCCTGGGCATTTGCACCCCAAAGTCCAGATGCAGTTGTAATCGGAGTGAATGATGCGGATGCTACTCCACTATATGTGGTAAATCCAGTTGCTCTTGGTGAAGTTCCCCAATAAGCATCAGAGGATGATGATGGGTTATTTCCAGCATAAATCTGACCAGAATAATCAGCCAAATATTGCTTATACCAAATTTTTTGTGGAGAATTTACAGCAGAAACAGAGTCAAATGCTTTTGAAAGACCAATATGCTTCTCAAGAATTGTTCCTTGGTTTCCGGTAATAGTACCAAGATCATCAACTACTACAACGTGAATCGCATCATTTTTTCCTTGTCTATCTAAAGAATATCTATTTGTTACTGGTTTTGGTGCAATAGATTTCCAATATAAAGTTGTATTCGTTAACCCAAGAGTTTGCTGATCATACCAATCAGTAACAGAATTTGCAGTTGCAGTTCCCGACTCGGTTCCAGAATTGTTGATAAACCTCACAGTACTAGAAGCCTCAAATGCAGAAACAGTAGATCCTTCTGCATAATCAATTTTTGTTTCTGTTCCACCACTAGAAACTCTTGATACTATCTTGACATCGATTGTACTATTTCCATTTGTGGAATCTGTACTAACGCCGGTAATAATTCCTTTCAAATAACCAGTGAAGGAAGATGTTGATCCAGTCCCTGGAATTGCTACAGAAGATAATGCAACAGTAATACCGTATCCAATTTGAGCACCCAATGTAGAGAGACTTGTGGTAGTAATACCTATTCTTTGATCTGCTAAATCATCAATTACACAAACTTTAAGTCCATTTGCCCAAGAACCTGGATTCTTGGATGAAAATGTAAAATTAGTTGCAGATGCGTGATTATTGGTGTAATCATCATAGTTATCAATTTTTAATAGAGAAGTGGATGCGGCTCCTGCACCAGCGTTTGAGTTATTCAATGTAGATCCGCTTGTTCTTACAACTTTAAGAACTCCACCATATGAAAGATATGATGACGCACTCATCCAATACTCATATTGAGCATCTGTTGAAATTGGTTTTCCAAAGACATTAATTAGGTCCTGTTCGTTAGAAATGTCAATTGGATAATCTACTGGTCCGATTGGAAATGGTCCAGCAATTGCACCAATATTATCTAAAACATTATCAACTCTTCCTACAGTTAAATCAACCTCCCTAGAAAGTACTCCAGGAGATAATTGAGGAGTCGCCATGTTTTTCTCCGTAAAATCTCAGTTTATCTAAGAAATATTTATTAAAAACTTACTTTACATCGGGGAAATGTGACGTGAACAATTTACCAGTCAGGATATTCCCATTTATTAAGAATCCGTGTGGTCATTCTACCAACTGCAATTCTTTTTATCGTGCATTCTCTACATTCGTATGAATATGAAGATGAAACTGCTCCCTTATCTTTGCGAGTTCTATAGAATCCATCTATTAAATTTTTTATTTCCCCACAAACCCTACACTTTCTATCAACAAGCAATAAATGACTCAATTTCAATTGCCCATCAAGGTCCATTACATATACTCCCACATATAAGCGCGATCACCATATTCATCGACAAACCAACGATCACCGTCAACATCAACAAAACTAGAGGAATCAAGACCATCAGATACAAATCCAAAAGGAGACATGTCTTGCTCTATTTGATTTTTTTGCTCCTCATATAATCTTTTTCTAACATCCTGATCAGTGAGTTCTTTGAAATAGTCTTGTGCAACTAACCAGGCATATATGACCAAACACATTGCTAAGTCGTCATTACAACCTTCTTCTGCTTCAAATGAATTGTGTTTTTGTATAAAAGTTGTGAGTTCGGAAATAATTTCATAATCATTTAAGTATAACTTATCCTCCTCAATCATGGTCTTGAGGTTTAAACATCCAACTTTTTTTACAGTTTTGGACATCTTAACTCCAAGTTGAGTTTTCTTTCCAGAAAATCCTTGTCCGACAATTTGCCCCGCCCTACCTCTCATAGAACACATTAAAAGATTTTTATATTCTAAATCATATTGAAGAATACTTGCCACTTGATCACCAATATCATTAACCTCGCAAAGTATAAATGCCTCATTATAACTTGATGATACTTCTTTTATGATGCTTGGAAATAACATTGGTTTTATTTCATTATTTCTATATTTTGCAACAACTTTATGTGGGAACTGTGTTATATCAATTACAGTAAAAGCTGAATAGTCATTTCCCACGCCCCTAGCAACGTCTACAGTGACTACATAATCATGTTGTTCCTGTGGATCAACATAAACGTCTAATCCACCGCTACGGGTCTTAGGATGGTCATAGACGAGGTTTCTAAGTTTAGATGGGGCAATCAGAGTATCAACAGAACCTAAAAATTCACATTCAAACTCAACTTTGAATTGCTGTTCAGATGTGTTTGCAATTGTTTGTTTTTTCCATTCATCATCTCTTCCCGGAACTTCAGACCAATGAACATCCGTAAATACATATTCATTTTTTCCCTTTTCGGCATCGTGCCACATTCGGTAGAAATGATTCATACCATGTGGTGTAGAAACTATAATAACTTTCGTTTGTTTACCTGAAGTAATAGTAGGATAAACAGATGCAAAGAAAGAGTCTGCGATATGATTTGGAACGAAAGCAAATTCGTCCAAAAAAAGGATATTGAAAGACATACCACGAACAGCAGATGCTGATGTAGATGCTGCTAAAATTTTTGAACCATTTTCAAGTTCTAATGAACCTTTATTCCAAGAGATAATACCTTGCTGCATCCACTTTGGTAGATTTTCATACGCAGTTTGTAATCTATCTAAAAGTTCTCTTGCTGTTGCCGCTTTGTTAGCAAGAATACCAATATTTACGTTATCGTTAAATACTGCATAATGTAGTAAGAATGATACCACAGTAGTAGACTTACCAGTCTGACGGGGCATCTTACAAATATTAAATCTGTGATTGTGGAAATTATTAATTAACTTTTCTTGAAAGTGATATGGTTTAAATGTTTGAAGTCCGTGATCAAGAGTTACGATTTTTACATAGTTGTTTGCAAAATAAACCGGATCATCTTTGCACTTGACAAATTCTAAAATTTGTTCTTGTGTAAATTCAATTGGTGTATTTGCTTTTTTTAAAAGTGGATTGCCAAGATAAACATCATTAGACATAATAAATTACCTGCTAATTTCTTCCCAATCTAGTGAAGCATAAACATTTGCGTTTGCAGTATCACTAGAACAAATCAGTGATAATTCATAAGGAGTTTTAGTTAATCCATCTCTTTCTAACTGAAACTTAAATAATGCTTCTTTGAGGATATCAACTGGTGTAGAACCTTGTTGAGCAGCATTAAAAAATCCAGATGCTAAAATTCTTCCTCCACTATAAGTTGAACCATCAAGTTTATATTCAACTGCGCTATCAATTCCTGCACTTATCCAATTTCCACCTGAAGAAGTTCCACTTGCCCTGACTTGCCAATTATAATTTGCATTATTTGTAGCACCTAAAAGTGAAAGGGCTGTAAGAATCACAATTGCATCTAATCTATCTGGAGAAGATTTAAGACGAATTGAAATAACATTATAATATGATGTTGATGTTGTTAGTCCCACTGGCGCCGTAATTGCAGTTCCAACTGCTTGTTGCAATCCACGAAGTTCATAACCACCTTCTGAAATAACCGTAGAGCAAACTTGTTTTAATGCACTTGCGCTGGTTGTCACTCCAGTATTCGTGATCTCATATCTTATTGGCAATGCCGCTGTTGTGATATAAGTTGATTGAACTAGATTTGCATGGTGAAATGAATGGCAGTGAATGAATTGACCGTCAATTACAAAACCAACTCTAACTGTTCCCAATCCCAACCACTCAATATCAGTCCACATAATTTGTCCTTTAGATGGATCAAGTGTATATCCGGAAGGACCTGTTCCATCTAACTTATCATATAACCAAGATGATTGTGGAGTGCGAGTTTCTGAAGAAATTCCAGATACAATGCTTCTCTCTACAAAATTTATATCAGTTCCATCAGTCTCAAAATAAATTCCATTATCAGCACCAAAATATCCTACTCTCTGACGAAGATTTATTTTTGGTGAATTCATTACAAATGTATTGATTATCTGCAATGATTTTCCTGGTTGATATGAAAATACTTTTGTGGTTTCTCTAATGATTGATGCAGTACTTCCAACACCAACAGTTAAGTTAACTAAACCTTGTGTAGTTACGAATCCAACTGTGGATCCAGTTCCCACAATCAAACTCGTCCAAAGATTATTATCTCTATATCTGTGAGAAGAATCAAAAAGTGTTAACGGACTTGAAGTTCTTAATCGCCCAAAAGCATCAAATTGTTCTTGACTTGGTTTATATAAATGAGACATTAAACTACCCTCCAACCGTTTCTATAAACAAATGTAAGTGAACCAAAATCATACGCAAGAATTGCTCTATCTCGTCCGTCAATTTTATCCGAACCTGACGGAATGATTGTGATATATCTATTTGTTCCCTTGGATGCCTCTCCAAGTTCATCTTTTACTATGTAGGTAGTTCCTTCAGATACTCCAGTCGGAAGAGTAATTGTAACTGCTCCAGCATAATTAACTCCTATGTAATAATCATTTTCTGTGATTGTATATGATGAGGAAGTTATAAAAGTTGTTGCATATGAAACTGGTCCACCGCCGCCAGCGTTAGAACCTTCCCATTTTCCGGTGCTAGAATTATACTTTAAAAATTTATTATTAATCTTTACAGAATCTCTATCTACGTCATCGAGAAATTCAAGACGAGTTTCACCACCTCCACCTAATGTGGAAAGTTGTTGTTGAATGCGATTAAGAAAAAGTTTATAATGGTTTTGAAGATCATCTAAAGTTGCAAAATTTTGATTCAATGGTGTCAATGGATCTGAAGTTTTTTCCGTTGGTAAAATGTTTAGTAGACCTTCGGTAATTACTTCTTCTTTAATTATTTTAGTTTCTTCTTTGACTTCTTCTTTAATTTCTTTTTTGGTTTTTGGTTGAAGTTGCTCAATAAAAAGTTTTTCAAAAGAATCTCCAATCAAAGATTCTATTTCTTCTTTTTTTCTTTTCTTTTCTTGAGCGACTAACTTAAAAAGATCTGAAAGTTCATTTGACATAATCAACTACAATTCCAACGGCGAAGTGCCTTATTAATTCTTGAATCTGGATCTCTTGCAGTTTTTGCAGAAGTGAGTTTGGATTTCATTCCTTTCATACGACGGCAGAATGATGCACGACGTTTTGCTCTTTTGCCTGATGGATTTTTTTCAGTTACTGCAGTTTGAAGTTTTGAACCAGGATTCTCACGACGATAAGCGTTTACCGCTGCTTGACTTAGACCATCAGTTTTATCTTTGCGATTTACTGATTGCCAATCTTCTTGAAACTCTACTTGTTCGCCATATGGTTTTACATATTTTTTAGATGGACCAGGAGTAGCAGCATTTCCACCTTGATAACCAATTCTAATAATTGGTTGACCTGGTTGAATTTCAGACACAGAATAATGGACTAATTTAGAATCTGGATAGACTTTTTGAATTTCTGCGTTAATGTCTTGGCGACTTGGTAACTTTGCTTGCGGAAAGAACATTTGAACTGCATAATATTTTCCTCTCCACATGAGAGTGATGCCAATTATATTACCGCTTTCTGATTGAAGCCTCACCATTTCTTCAACTTTTTCTGGTTTTGATGCTGTACCTTGAATTGGTTCTGGTTTGATCAGATCAATGACCTCTGCAAAAGTATTTCCGTTCGCATCTTCAATAGACACGTTTTCTGCTTTAACACAACGATTATACTTTTTACCAAAAAGAGTCTGTGTTCCTTTTTTCTTGTATCCAGGCCAACACTTAACCTCATCAATAATTTTATCGACCAACTTTTGCTCTTCCATTTCACCGCTTGCAACATAATCTGCTGCAGTATCAATATAATCCGCTGCTTTAGTAATTTTTGACTGGACCCATGCTTCAAGATCACCTTCACCTTTTCCAACTTTCATTTGCAGTTTTTTTACTGCATCTGCAATAGTTTTAAGTTCAGATCTTGCCATTGAATATTCATGATCTTTTATTGAAACCTTATCCCATGCCTTTCCGCCATAAGAACATTCAGATCTAGTTTCTCTTTTGTCACATAATGGACAATATCTTTGCTCCTCAGTTGCTTCTGATTTTGTTCCCCAATTATCTGCACCAACTTTGCGACATTTGACCAATGCTCCTGATGCATATGCACTTGGCCAAACGTTATACCGAGACTTTACCTTGTGGTAGCAAGCATCTTTTTTTCCACTACCCTTTCCTGGTTTGTCTTTGACTTCTTGTAAATCCATTTCTTCAGTTCTTACGTTAGTTGGTTTTGAACCACCTGTTTTTTGTGGTTGATTAGGATCTTCTCTATTTTTTCTAGATCTTGCCGCTTCTTCTTCATCTTTAGAAAGCGATCTTTTCATTTTGGAACTTCCGCATTTTGGTGTTGAAGTTTGTCCTGGTTGCCTTGCGCATGGTTTTCCAGACCATTTTCCGCCCAATTGAACCCATCCTTTTTTTCCATCAGAAGATTTTGATTTATTAAACCAATCGTGAAGACCTTCATCTCCAGATTTTGATTCTTCTTTCACATCTTTAAACTTTTTATGATTCTTTTTAGCATCTGCTTCCATTTTTTTCAAACGAGTATAATAATCTGGAATTTCATCAAGATGTTGAAGAGCAATATCTCTAGCAAGGTCATGATCTTTAGTGTGTTCATGTTCAATTGGTTCACCCATATCTAATTGTTTTTGAATGAAAGAAACTTCTAGGCGATGCTTCTTTGCAATCTGTTCAACTGTTTTATGAGTCTTAATATTATCCATTACTTTGGAAAAAGCATTATAAGTGAAATTTTATCATTATTATTTATTTGTAATATTTTCTTGATTTTTTAATAACTTTGATAACTCTGCAGTAGATCCTATGAATAACGCATTTGTAACATTAGTTGGTGATTTTGAATTTTTATCTTCTTTAATATCTTTAAGTTTTTTTTGTAAATCCATTAATTTATCCGTTGCGTCCGCAACATTTTTAATTAACTGACCAGCAACTTCATATGCTCTTGGCATTTCACTTTCTTGAGCCAGTTCAAGTATTCCATTTATAGCTTCTTGCCCCTTTTCAATTAGAGAATATAAATTTCCTCTTGTATATTCGTAATCTTTTTCTACTTCCTCAAAAGATGATCTATTATTTTCTGCGAACACATCTTTATTTTCAGTTAGAGCAGATACCGTTTCTGCTTCTGTTGAAATAATTTCTTCAGATGCATTGGAAATATTAAATGTGTCATTGAGTTTATCAAATTTTTTTGTCATTTTCATAACGTAGTACCACTAAAACCAAAATCGTCCCCACTTTCAATCAATAAATTATCTGCACTCGTTATTGATTTAATTTCAGCACCAGATAAGTGTGCGGTAATTTTTGTACTATCTCTTCCTCTATCTACTGTCAATACATTTCCAGATTTTAATCTGACAAATACTTCTTCACCTTCTATATCTAAATATGAATTTTGCTCTATTAAACTAGAATCATTTACTGTGATCAAAGTATCCTCAACGCTAATATCCTTAGCTAAATTTGTGATGACAATTCCAGTATAATTTTTAATTGCTCTAGGTTCTGCAGAATAAACAATTTCTCTTGTTGGTGTGCTTGTAGTATCTCCAGTAATGTAACTGATAGTTGTCTTCTTAATAATATCTCTACTAGCACTCGATGTTGGACCAAACAAGTATGTTTTTGCCGTAAATCTTAAGGTATAAATCAACACTCTTCGAGTATTAAAGTCACCCTCATAGTCATCTTGCATTGTTATATTTTCGAGAACAACGGGAATATCTCTTTTTTCATTTACAGAGTCTACCAATTCTACAGTTATTGTATATGCTGGTTGAAAATAAGGTAAAATTTGTTCAACTATTTGAAGAGCATCATCATTTAACTTTGACATTATGCTCAATTCAAACTGCATGTTATATGGAACTGGCATATAAACCTTTTTAGTTTCTATACCAGTATTTGCATCTTTAGTTGTAAATGATTGTGTTGTTGTTACTTTTCTAGACGCATCATAAGTTAATCCAGTAAACTCAAATGACATTCTTGGCAATGTAATTTGAGTTGGTTTATTCAAATTTGGGACCTGCTCTAACCTTGCTAAAAACTTTTGCGTTGGTCCATATGCTAAAGGAACTTTAATGATGTCTATTGTTGTTCCATCATCTCTAGTATGTTTTATTGATATATTATTAAACAGAGAACCAAATGATATAACGGTTCTTCTTAAAATTTCGTGGTAAAAATATTCAAACATACTTAAACAACTAATAAATTATATTTATGGTGTTCCAAATGGATTAATTTCACTAAAATCAATAATTTTATCCGCATCAGTTTCTATTTCATCATTAGATGCATATCCATTATCATTGTAAAATGAATCTGCAGTTCTTAATGTTCTTGATGTGCTTGAAGCGGAACCAACAAGTTCTTCTCCAATAGCAAAAGATCCTGTTATGTTAGATAATTCTAATTTATTAGTTACAGAATTCCAAGATTTAACAATTCCAGTAGTTCCTGTAATGGAACCGATTACAGTTTCATTGAACAGATATGTTCCTATTCCAGATATTGGTGGTGGTGAAACAGTTATAGATGGTGTTTCGGTATAACCAAGACCCGCATTTGTCAGTCTAATAGATGTAATTGTGCCTGCTGAACTTACTACTGCTGTTGCGGCAGCAGAAACAGTACAATTGCCATTAAATGTTATAGTTGGAGGTAGTGAATAACCTCCACCGCTATTTGTAATAGTTACTATACCAACTATACCATCACCAATAATTGCAGTGGCTGCTGCTCCAACACCATCACCAAAAAATGCAACGCTTGGTGGTTGTGTGTATCCATATCCAGGATTGACAACTTGTACCGACTGTACTGACTTTAAATTTGGATTTGTGTTATCTGTACATACAACTATTCCGCCAATCATTATAGCAGTTCCTACACCTGTCATTCCACCACTTGGTGCAGAGGAAATAGCAACTCTTGGTGCATATGAATATCCTCCACCACGATTTGTTACGTCAAAATATCTAATTCCACCATAAGAAAGTGTAGTTATTGCAGTAGCTGTTACTCCAATTCCAGACATCGTAAAGGATCTTATCAATCCAGATGAAGAACCCGATCCACTATCTGAAGTTCCCGAAATATTATCATCAATGTCCTCAATACCAGTATTGATAACCTCATCTTCATATCTAAACAACTCACATTTTAGTTGATAGACATAATTTTTTTGTAATTGATAAAAAGGTTTTTCGTGCTCTACAAATTTTATTTCAAATAAACGATCTCCAAGAGGAAAATATATAATATCACCCTCTTTTGGCCTACTTGATAATTTTATATTTGACTGACCTTTAATTAGTGGAGTTATATAGTTTTCAAATCTTTCTCTAGAAATAGTTATTGATAACTCATTGAGGGCTTGAATTCCAAATTTTGACAAGATAGTTGTATTGTCACCATAACCATCATAATTTTCTACATATGCTTCTATTGGATATGCAATATCAAATTTAGATTCTATTACTTCTCTAATAGAAGTTTTTTGAGTTAAATATTTTCTTGGCAAATAATAAACTTCAACTCCATACATTCTAAGTTGTTCGTTAATCAAATCTTGTATTAGACCTTGTTCAGATTTTGAACCTTGCAGAAAAAATGGATTTAACATAAAATTATCCTATCATATCCAAAGGAGGTAATTCGTAATTGTTAGACATTTTTTCCATTAATATGTCAATTTCTCTCTGAGCATCGTCATACATTTGTCTACCATTCAATTCAACCCCACCTGGAAGTTTAACTCCAGTAAATTTCATCATATTTTGCCCCCACTGCCTTTTTATCAATGATGTTAAATATGGTTTTATAAAAGAGTCATTCCAAACTCTAGAGTAATCATTTGGATCTAAAGTACTATAACAATCAATAATGACATATTGACCTACACTTATTGATCCCCAATCAATGTCCAGATATAACCTATCTTGTCTTTTATTAAAACGAATTTGTTTTTGGGTGTTCAGTAGAAAATCAAGATCTTCTAGATAAGTTTTTACCATTGCATAACTTAAAAGTTCTGTAGTTCCCCAATAGTAAATATCATTTAAAAAGAGTTGATATTTGACACTAAACATATTATGGGTAATAGTATTTGCCCCATCAAATAGAAATATTTTATTTACTCCTATGATATTTGGAGGAACTTGTAAAAAATTGCTATTTTCGGTATATGAAAATGTAGTTGCTGTGCCGGCTATAGTTGTTGAAGCGGTAATAGTTGTCAATCCAACTATTGAATTATTTCCTGGAGCCCTTCCTCTATCAATGTCTCCCTGAGTAATCTTATATTTGTAAAAAGTTGGATATACACCATCAAAATGTCTTTCTTGGAAAAACTGAATTGCATCATCAACAAGATCTTCTATTTGTTCATCCGCAACATTTATTTCCAAAACTGGCGCTCCCAGTTTTCTTTTACAATAATCTATGAGTTCTTGTCTACTTGCTGGTTGCGCCATTTAATATAAGACCTTTAGAAATATTTATTTGCTAAGTTACTTATAACCTCTTGTTGTTTTAAGTATAGTTTGAAATAAGATTTTGCAATGTCTCTAAGATCACTTAAATTTTCTATAGAATCGATTTCTGCCGCTGCCTTTACATACTCAAAACTTTTTGATAGATCATCTAAGGTAATATCATTTGGATCCATTTAATAAACTCCTCAGTAGTGTTTTTATTTCGTCGAGATCACTTTTCATCATAGCAAGATCGTCTTCAATATACTGTATCTTTTGCTCCTCATTTTTCTTCACATCTCTACGTGAAATATACTCTTGATATTCTGACATACTCGTATTAATAATTGAGTTTGTTTTTGGATCTCTAATTAAGTTCGAGTATCCTTTTACTTTGAGATATTCCATATTATGCTAAAGCAATAACTCTCAAATCTTTTAATCTTGGAACATATGCCTGATTCGTTGAAGTCATAATAAGTTTAATTCTATATGATCTAAAAGATGGAAGTAAATCTGAAGTAAAAGTATATTCTTTGTATTCTAAAGAATTACCGTCAAATCCAAGGGTTGATGTATTTGAAACATATGAATCTGGTTTTCCGTTGCTATTCGCAAAAGATATAATTTGTTTTTTGGAATCTAAATTATCCCATCCGGGGAAAGGAACAAATATAGGATCAAAATTTTCCTTCTCGGAAATACTATAAAATGCTCTTATATCAGAATAAAGATTTATATGTGCATTAGCAATTATTTTGATAGATGTTGCGGGATTTTCCAACTTAATTTCTTTTGAAATATATTGAAAAGCCGTAGGATCTTCGAAAATACTGTTAACTCTATTGTCTCTAGTATAGTCTGATATAACATCATTAACTCTATTGGAAACAAAAATAGCACTCATTCTTTGTGTATCTATGACAGGAGTCAATCTAGTATCAACAGAATCTAAAGTAAGTTTAATATTCAAAGATTTACTTCCTGGAAGAGATGATAATTTATTTGTTTCATTAATTTTCGAGCATACAATTCTAGGAGAGTCAAAATAATTAATTTTATTTAAAGTCACACTCTCATAACCCTTATTTACAAAAGGAACCTCATTTCCACTAATACTGGATCCAGATGTTGTTCTAACTTGAGCAATTACTGAAGTTCCTTGAACAGTTATATTTTGTATCATTGGAGTAATACTCTCAAATGGCATATTTTGAGATGCCTTAATAGTCGGTCCTCCTGTGGATTTTGTATTATTAATATAGAGTTTGGGGAAACTTACTCCATCAGTTCTTGCAACTCCACTCGATGACATGTCCAACTTAACATAATATGAATCAAAAGTAATAGGATTATTTACAGTAACATCATCAAGTAAATGTGTTTTGTTAATTCTTCTCAAAGAAACTCCACCAGTTTCGTATTTGTAAATCGGTGTACCTAATGGATAATCTTTGGAATTAGAACCTCTGGTGATTCCACTTAAAGTCCCTGATGATACTGAAGTATATGAGATAATTTCATCTCCAATTAAAGCATATCCAATATTTGTAGTTCCTACGCCAACATTTTCAAAAGTTGAAAAATTACTACTGTCTGCAACAGTAATTGGATTTGTTGATGTAGAATCATATGATGTTGTCAATTTTGTTGGCAATACATCCGGTTGAACATTAGAAATTGTGACTCTATTTGTTTCATGATACATTCCATGATTTTTATGATCTACTTCAAAATGAAGACCATCGGTTATTACATCAATATTTGAAATTTGGACATTACCACCACTAGAAGCATTTAATGCTGTGGTAATTCCAAGACTGTTTATGTATTGAATCGTATTTGCTGCCCCTACTACAAAATCTCCTTGAACATTATCAAGAATTAGTTCATTAGTACTTGCTATAGAAACAACAGAAAGCCTAATATTTTGTCCTACGGAAATATTACCAATTGTAGTAATACCTAAAACATCACCAACTTTATATCCGGTTCCAGAATTGGAAATTGTTGCAGCAACTGCAACCCCGTTACTTATGCTGACATTTGCAGTTGCATTTTTACCACTGCCTGTAATGTTTATAAGATTGACATTATTGAATGTGAATGATCCAGAAGATGGAGTGTAACCAATTCCGGCATTAATAACGTTTAAAGTTCCTGTTGCAATTCCTGCACTTCCTACATATTTTCCTGTGGCATTTGTTCCTTGTTGAAGAATGACATTTCCAAGTTGAAGTCCAGAATCTTGAACCGTTGATCCAAGTCCAACTCTAATACTTCTAGAAACCAAATTAATAGAATCTGGCATTAGTGTTGGTATTTGCCCATTTCCAGAAGAAAGTTCTGGATTATAAATTTCAAGAGTTCCTGTGGGTGCAAATTCTGCTCTGTATAATGTAAACTTAAGATCTTCCCATTGACTCGCATCCCAAGTTGCGGCATTTTGTGATTTGAAAAGAGATCCAAGATATGGTTGATTCGAAATAAATTCGTTCGTAAGAATATCTGATTCACCAATTCTAGAAATAAAGACACTATATTTTGTAGACCAAGATGCTAAGCAAATAGCATAGTCAGTATTTCCTTCCAAGTATACTGGAGATTTAAATATAAAAGTTGTCGCAACAGTACCATCCTGCGATACATTAACTTGATCAGGATTTAAAATAATCTCAGAGAATGGCAAAATCTTCTGAGTAGGAACTCCATTTTGCATAGTTCTAATTTGGAAGGTGACTGGAATATCCATATCATCCTTCGTTTTAAAGAAAATATCACATTTTGTAATAAAGACACCTGTTTCATCTTCAACTGTAAAAGACTGTGCTAAAGGATCATACCATTCAGTTCTAGAACTTGTGCTACTTGTAGTCTGTGATGAAATTATATTACTCGAAACAAGTTGAGCACCTGTAGTTCTTCTTGCTCCTTGTTGCTCAGTTTCTTGTTTCTTTTCAATTCTAGCATTTCTGACTGAAATGATATTCTCTTGTACAGTTTCTAACGTTCCACTGGAAGAAAATCCTTCTTCTGCAATTGTACTTGCAAAATTTCTATCATTAACTGTACTATTAATCAAAGTAAAAACTTTACTTCCAGTTTGGAATTTTGGATTTGACGTTACATTTGGATTTGGAATAAAGAAACTACCTATTAAAGATGCAGATAAGTCTGATACCAATCGAACATTTGTTATCGTTGCTTGAGCACCACTAGTTCTTCCAACAAGTATCATATCTTGTTGAGCATATCCACTAAACTCTCCCTGTGCTTGATTTGAAAGAGAAAATGTATCTACGTTTAATATAGTAGATGATGAAGAGTATGAAGCTGGTAAAACCTGTCCTTGACCAGCAGTTTGAACTGTTCCCGAAGTTCCTAAAAATGTTTCAACAACTGTTGTTCCGACTTGAGATAGATATGGATTATTTTTATAAATTTCAGTTGGTGCATTATATGGACCATTTTTATGATTTGCTTGAGCAATTCTAAAACTAATTCCAGGAACAGATTGCCTCCAATTTTCACCCAACCCAGAGGGCCTTAAATAACCAAAAACAGTTTCTCCCACATCAAAAACTCCAGAAACCATAGATATTTCCAAAAGTTTTGGAGTACAATATCTGGTAACGTCTACACCATCAAAAAATGCATAAATTTGGGTAAGTGGCTTAAGTTTATTTGCTTTAAATTCAATATTTCTGGATCTCATAAAAGAAATGAGATCTCTACTTACGACTCTATCACCAACCGATGTTTGATCAAATTGTTCTGTAATAATTGTTCTTACACCAGTTCTTGTCGATACTCCAGTGTCAATGACTTCTCTAAAATTATCTTGAATTACATTTGTTGTGGTTGTTGTGGTAGTTGTTATTTCTGATCCAGTTAATCCACCTCTAAATTGACCCCTAAAAACACCAGATCCGCTAACTTGTCTTGATGATTGGTTTTGAGTACTGTTGCTAACCGTTCTCTGTGCAGATGTATTGATAACTTCTTGTCCTGTCCAGATAGTTTCCCAAGAGTTCCATAAAATAGGACTAAATCCAGTTTGAGGATCAACTCCCATTGTTCTAGAAGCTTCTGCCATTGTCTCTGCAAAATTTCCTTCTGCATTTATAATTTTTGCCTCTATTCTTGCAGTATCAACCCAAGTATCTGATGATGGAGTTAACTCCATCGATGCCTGCCAAAAACTAATTAAAAATGGAGTCACACTTTCTGTTCTAGTTGCAAAAGTTTGTTTTAACCACTCAACTTCAGTATAATCCAATGTGATTATATCGCCAGATCTCCTAATATTAGTTCCTTCTGGATTTGTAAATGCGAGATCCGAAGATGGGTTTGTGTTTAAAACTGGTCCAAGAGTTAAATCAATAGAATTTGTATAATGTCTTGGTCTTAGTTCTTTATTTACAACATCTAAGCTATTTTTAATTTCTAATTTAGTTTCTTGTGGAAGAAGTGATGTAAAATTATCAACAAAAAATCCAGATTTAAATCTATTTAATCCATTTGTATCTGGAATGAACAAATTGGAAGTATTTGTTTCTAATAAAGAAAGAGATGTATAATACTCTAAATTTTTAATCCTATCTTCAAGTTTTTTAATATCTGACATTCTATATCTTTTGTTTTCTAAAAATGATATAGAAGCCTGAGATACATTATAGAGATATGGTGGCAAAGTTATATAACCGATTTCTAAAGCATTATCAACTGAAATTGGTTTTTCTGGTTTTTCTGCAGGATCTCCATATTGAATTTGGAATTTACCTTCCTTTGTAAGATAAATTCTATCAATTCTTCCAAGATAGAATGAATAATCAACTATTATAGATTCATCAGATGCTAAAATGTTCGATGAAGAATTTCCAGAAGAATTAAATAATCTTCCATAAAATTCTAATGGAGATCTTAAATTTTCTGATACTTGATATGATGAAACTCTTGGTCTAATATCAACAATGTCCGTATTTCTAATTCCATTGACTGTTTGTATATCATTTGTATAATTTAAAGATTTGTACGATTCTGTAGTCGTAATATCTCCATCATCAGATGATTCATAATATCCATTTGAAAAATATATTTTTAATTTTCTTGTTGGTTCTTTTGCATTCAACTTTCTGGTTAAATATCCATAGTCATAATGAGTTCCCTTTTGTCCATTATTGAATGTAAAATTGGCTGATACATTGATACTAGGTGTTTCCAATAATGTAACTATTGCTTGAATTTTAGATTCTTCAAAAGTAATTACTTCACCTTCTTTGAAAGGAAAATCATTTTTTGAAATAAATCCAATTTGAGAATCACTTAGTCTTTCTGTGTATAATGCAATAGATCCACTATTTTTTCCTATTATTTTTTCACCAATTATTAAATCTGTAGTTTTTCCTGAAGGTCCGCTTATGGAACTTAAAGTTGCTTTAGGTGACGATGGACTTGAGATATCATATGATTCATAAACACCGAGAACTTCTACAATATCTGGTTCATTTAGTGAAATATTTTCATCTTGAACACGAGTTCCATATGGATATTTTCCGTATACAAGACCATCATTCAGAGTAGTTGCTCCTATACCAGAAGATAAATTTTTTGATTTATCTATAATAATTGTATTGACTCTTTTCTTTAATTTGATTTTAGATGTTGGTTTTATTTTAGATAAAGTTGCAACCAGAGTTGCACCAGTATCATTAGATCCTAAATTGTAGATTTGAAGTTGTGTTGATCCATTTGTAAAAGAAAACTTATCTGAAGTAAGAATTTCAGTCTCTCCGTTTGATCTTATGAGTGTGTATCTTTCTTCATCAAACGGAAGAAACGTCTCATTTATTCCACAATCTATTGCGGTTGAAAGTCTATTTGACGATATATTGACAGTAAATGATTTTCTAATCGTTAATGTAGTATTTGTTAAATCTACTTTTTCTAAATTAGATTTTGGAAAAGATGTATATAAAGTATTATCTTCTGAAGATTCTAGTCTTGTTGTGATTAATGTTAAATCTGTGACGGATAAATTTGAACCTGATGGCAATTTTCCCTGACATATACCAGATACTGTTGTAACTCCGGTGACATTGACTGAAGTTGAACCAACGCTTACAATTTTTGCAAAAACTGGTTCTGATAATGAAATGCCACTAAATTTAACAAGATCACCTACTGTTGCTATTTTTCCTGGGAAAAGAACATTTGAACTGACAATAGTACTAATACCACTAATTCCATCAAATGGAGAAATGGTTGCAATTCCTACAAAAAAACTATTTGTTTGTAAGGTATCAGCTGAAAAAGTTACTCCAGCTCCAGTCCCACCATTATAAAATACAGATTTAATGTCTCCAATTCCATATGAAGTGACTGCAATAGAAACTCTATTATTTTCGATTCCATCAAAAATAAACGGTTCTCCTACCACAAACTCACCGCTCTTTTGATATACTGTTACGGCAGTTCCTGCAGAAACTGAATTCTTTAAGAAAGCAGTGGCACCACTATATTTTCCTTTAACGAATGTTGGTGTTGTCAATGTAATGGATTCATTTAAAGTAATTTCACTTACAGTTTGAACGTCATATAAAGAAATATTCCATTCATTTAAATTTAAATTAGAAGTATTGTAAGATCCAGATTCTAAACGAAAATCATAAACTCTTGCCAGACCAATTTCTTTTCCTGGAGCAGATAAAGAAGAAATACCGACACGACTATCTCTTAAACTTAAAACATAAGTATTCCCTATTCCAATTTGTGGATTTCCAAAAACTCTATTTAATTTTAATGTAGAACCGGTTACGTAATTAATTGCTTGATTTTCTAGAGTTTTGGTTGTTCTAGGTTTTTTTGCATCCAAAAAAGTCGGACTAATTGTTTCTATTTCATATCCTTTAACAAAGGCTTTTCCGGGTGATACTTTATATACTACTAAGTCTTCTGACGCACTAATACCACCATAAGTTAATTGTCCTTGATTAAAAATGCCGTTATTGCCTAAGTTATTGTTTAAAGATTCCTTTACATTAATATCGAATGAGTCTACGCAATAATCTCCAGACTCTGCATATGTCCTTCTGGCAAGTTCATCGGCAACAATATTATAAGTTGTGTTTTTAGTTTGTGTTCTTATTACTCCATCTTGAACGGTTGCTAATTCGATAAAATTTGAATCATTGAAATCATCAAGAGGTTTTTTTGTTAATTGGCAAGTTATTTTAAGTCTGTCTGCTCCTGGAGCAGCATAATTATTAAATCCCTTAGAATTATCAGTTAGTGATTCATCAATATCAGAGTTAATTATTTCTTCATCTACAAAAAAACCAATTCTATAACTCGGAGTATTTGTATATTGATCTAAGATTAAAGTCTCATCATTAACATTTACAAATGTTCCTCTAATAAAATAAACACCATTTGATACTGAAAAAGATGATCCTGTTGCTGTTGCATCCGTTGATATTAAAGATGCAAAAGGTTGACCGGAAGAAATTAAAATGTTTCCTAAAGCACCTGTACTAATATCTTTTTCCGACACTAATGATTCGCCATCAATAAACTTTTCTGATGAATTGTCCGAAGTACTTGATGATAAATATGCAACATATAAAGTTACGTTTCCTTTCTCAGAATCTTGAGAAAATAAAATTTTATCTACAACTGCGGTTACCCCAGAAGTTAATCCTATTATTTTTGTTTTTAAAATTTGACTAATATAAGAATCTACGGGAACACCCAAATGTGTGTTGTTTAATTGAACTGCGTAATATGATTGAGTATATGCAGTGTTTCCTGGAATTACTTTTGCGCCCTCTTTAAAGAAGTGTTGCCCAAATCTTTCAATTTGATTTTGTAATATAGACTGAAGACCAGTCAGTTCTCTTGCCTGAATTGGATATTCTGGCTTAAAAAGAACCTTATAGTAATTATCATTTGGATCAAAATCATCAAAATAAGGTGATACATTGAGATTAGTTTGTTGTGGCATAATTCTTTAGAATTGCAATATGACTTTAATGTCTTCTTTTTGATTAGATGATCTCGTAATTGAAGGTCTATTATCTACGTAAATAAGATTTCCTGAGTATTTTTTTACTTCAGGATATGATATTCCATTAGTAAATGTTTGACCTAAGTAGTATGTTCTATTATTTATGGAGGTAGACAAACCACTGAAAGATGTGCTAATAAAAAGATTTGTACTTCCCCCAAGAATTGTTAGGTTTCCTCCACTCTGAGGAGAACTTGTAAACTCAACTAAATCATATCCATAAGGTGGATTAGTCTGTGCTGTTCCTACGGTATTAAATCCAGATAAAGTCCTATCTTTCCAATATTTCAGCACACCTGTTGTTTGATCGTAACTAATTACTTTTCCTGCAGCAGTTACGCCAGTACCAACTGTTTGTGTAATAATAGAATCTGGAGTAAAAGTTGCAGAACTATATCCAGTTCCAGTTAAACGTAAGGCATATACTGAACTTGCTTTAGGTAATCCAAGCAATTGGGAAGAATTATATGAAATTGGATTTTCTATGATACCAATTCTAGCAATTTCATTCCCCGTAATAAAATCTGGATTTTCCGTGTCATTTTCAATTCTAGAATATAGCATTACATTTGTTGCACCAAGTTCTCTGTAAATATCTTTTCCGTGACCACCTTTAGGTGAGATAATTACATCAAATGATGGTCTATAAGTCCCTGTCGGTACATTTCCAGCAATTAAATCAACATTTGCATATGTGTAACCAGACCCTTGATTTGATACCGTTACCGATTCTACTTTTTGATCATTATTAATAACTATTGTACATTCTGCCCCTGTTCCATCACCTTTGATAGGAACTCTAGTATAAGTTCTATTTGCAGTTCCTAAACCAACCCCTCGGTCTGTAATTACTACAATTTTAATCGATCCATCGATTGCATTATCTCTAACAACAGAATCATTTGTGTTTGTTTCCCAATCCAAAGGAACCGGAATAAAATCAGTTGACTCAAATTTGACAATATCGCTCGCACTAATCGTATACAAATATTTCCAAATATAACCATCACCAGAAGAACCGGCAGACCTTGGTTCTAAATCCGTAAATGTTGGTTCATCTAATGAGGGTTTTCCCTCTGGTGTTTCTGGAGTAGTTCCATTTTGTAAGCAAATATAAACTCTATAATCACTATTAACTACGTAGTAGTTTGCTGAATATAAACTTGTTCCACTAGAATTTTTTGGTATATTTGAAATACTATAATCATGTCTATAATAATCGTAAGTTCTTCCCGAAGACCAATCTATTTTTCTTATAACCTGTCTAACATCATTAGATGTTATTTTTTTTAATGCAATAATACTATCCCACGTATTATTTTCGTTGTCAAAATTATCCAATGGAGAAGGTGGAGATGTATTCCAATCACTTTTAATTGATGTGGGATTTGGAAGACCTACAAAAGAATAATAAGAATTGGATGCAGATGTAACACCCGATAGGAAATTTTTAGCATTTAATATCCTAATCTGATCCGTTATAATAGCTGCCATTTTTTGATTTTTTATTTATTTATTAACTATAATTTAGATATTTTAATGGATATTTTCTCTTTACGATTGTTCCTGTCTTTATTCCAGAGACCCCATTTGTTGTATACGCTTCATGATCAAGCAATTCAAGTCTATTTCCAAGAGAAATTTTTCCCCAACTATATTTTCCATAATAGTTACTGTATCCCACTCCACTCAATCCATTGTAACTAGAAACACTAACTGTTACTTTTGCAACGCTAGTAATTCCAAATCCAGGAGTAGCAGTTTGTGCTATTGATACCTTACTAACATAATATATGTTATCCAAGAATGAAGTTCCAACACCAACAATATTTCCATTTGAATCTATAGAAGTAACCCCATTTCCAACATTTGAATCATAAACCATAAAGTAATATCCGGTCTTTATACCACTTTCTGTTATTGGTGTAGTAACTATTGAAGAATTTCTTAAGAAAGAATCTGAAGGAATTAATAGGTCAAAAACTATTCCAGTACTAGCAATACCAATAGAAGTTGTTGAAATGCCAGTGATTATTCCAAAATCACCTTCATAACCATTTGTTTTTGAAGTATTATTTTCAATTTTTAACGTTGGAGGTGAAATTAAAATTAGCGGTGGATTTGTATTTGTATATCCAGTTCCTGGTGAAGTAATTATCACACTAGAAACTGTGCCTCCAATTGAAATAACTGATGTTGCAGATGCTTTAGTGGTTGAACCAAGTCCAATTGGACATTCAATTGTAACTTCTGGAGATGTACTGTATCCGACTCCACCATTTGTAATTTCAATGCTAGAAATAGTTCCTGCGGCAGAAACCGTAGCAGTTCCAGAAGCTGAAACAATATTATTTTGTGAAATAAAAGTAATTCCCCTTTGAAAATCTAATGAAATTTGATTTTCATTTATTGGGTTAAAGAATGGTCTAATGTTGTCAACAAAAGCTATAGTTGAACCTATACCAACTGATTGAATAAGATATGATGAAGGATTAATAATAGGTTCATAAAGAACCCTATCTTTAGTAACAACTTTTGAATTTATAAATTTGTCTTCTATTTGGCGACACCAATCTATAGGTCTCTTTAGGTTGGGATCATTTATATTACCTGGACCATAATATGGGTTTGTATCTACGACATTGGAAGAAGTTATGTCGTTGACAATTCTTTCATTTTCTTGATAATATGATGGTTGATTGTCATAAGAATTATATCCAATCTTCAAAGAATCACCAATTTTAACGGTTTCTAATATGTCTTTTTCGACAACATCTACGCCACCAGTTCCTCTATAAAAAATCAATTTTAAAGTATCTCCAAATTTAGGAGCCTCTGTAAATGTAATTGAACTTCCACCATTAAAAATATAACTTTTATTTGGAACTTGAATTATATCATTTATAAACACTAGAAGAGTGTCTTGAATTTTTATATTTGAACCAGGAGAAGCTTGAATTGATAAAGAATTTCCTCCATATTGAATTGGGAAAGAAACTCTGGTTCCGTTAAAAAGATTTGAAAAATCATCAAGAACTTGAAGTTGTCCAATTGACCAACCAGTAAATTTATCTGCATCGAGTTGTTGGATTGTTAGTTGAAATTCACTAAAGTTTGGATCTGATGTTGTGGGAATTCCTGTACTTCCACCAGTTTCTACTGTTAAAATCTCACTAACACCATAACCATAACCAGTATTGATAATGTTGAAATCTATTATACTTGAACCTTGACCAACAACAATATTAACTTTTGCTTGAGCACCATTTCCACCACTACTTGACGAATAAACAAGAGGAATATTGGAATATGATAGAGGTTTATCAATAAGTACGTATGGTGGATTAGTATTAGTATATCCTACTCCCGGATTCGTAATAGCGACGCTCACAACATGACCATTATTAATAAAGGCAGTTCCAATATAATCAATATAAGGAGTTCCTGTCGAAGATAATGCAACACCAACATGGACTGTTTGAATTCCAGATCTATAACCGGATCCACTATTTCCAATACTAATTGAGGAAATAGTTCCAGCAGCAGAAACAATCGCAGTTCCTCCAGCACCAATTAATGGTTGATATCCAAAACCTTCAACAGATCCGACAGAAACAATTACTCCACCAACTGGAATATTTGCATTGTTTGGATCATACGCAACAGAACTTGCAGTTCCAGTAAAAGAAATACTAGTAATTCCGATTTCTTCAGATAGATCATAGTCATTTATAACACTTTGACCTTGATTTGGACCTTGGAAAATATTGTTAATAAGTATAATAGCATTGTCTGTAGAAATTCCAGTTACATTGGAATTATTTGATTTTAGTGTAAAGTTTTTATTATATCCATTAAAAGAAGATGATATATCATCAAAAATATAATTTTTGCTATATGTTTCTTCTGAAGAATCCTCTATACCACTTCTAATAAAAACTCTTCCTTGGAATGTTGATGATGTTGTTATTCCTGCCCAATCTCTATTATTTGGTGAGAGAGATGATGTTCCAATTGGAGTGTTTCCGTAGGGTGCATCAACAAAACTCAAAGTATTTTCTACAATATTATAATCACCAACAACTTTAACTATTTTTGCATCAGATGAATGACCAACAGATATAGTACCAAGAATTTCTCTCCTAACTCGTATGGCATTTGTAGATCCAATGCCTATACCTTCAATTCTCATAATTTCATCATCAATTTTTAATATATCTCCCCCAAAAAATGATGTTATTCCAGTAAAATAAATTATTTCATCCGTTGCTAGTACTGGTTGTGCTGTAGATGATGTAGTTGATGTTGATACTATTGGTGACTGAACTATATTGTCTATGAAAATAATTACTCTTTGATTTTGGTTTTTTGAAATGAAAACATGAGTAGAACCAATACCAACACTTTCCAAATCAATGGTAACTGGAACTGATTTAAGAGCGTTTTCTGCGCTTGTTGCAAGTTTAATTTTATTAATATCGACTTTTACTGCATAGACAGAAGATGGTAACCTATCAGTAGAACCTATTCCCAAAATTGTAGTAGTTCCTATTCCTATTGCATTTGTTGAGTTATAAGTACTTATGGATAGTGAATTTTTTGTATTGTTATATACAAGTTCTTCTCCGGTGACAAAGAAATGATTTGGAATACTAATAGTATTGTTGGTTAAATTAACAATATCTGGTTGGTTTCCGAAGAAATTTCTCTTAAATATTGGATATGTTTTGTATGTAAGATCAAAATCTTTTTTAATTGTAGAAAGAGTTCCATAATAAGTCGCATAAGATGTCTCAATCGTTGAATTGTTAAAATTAATTATATCTTCCTCATCTTTTATGTGAGCTAAGGCATTTATAAAAACTTTTACATCAACATCAATATTTTCAATTGGTGTAAAACTTAAATAAGTAGTTTCACTTACCCTAGAAGCACTTATAGTTCCAATACCAGAATAAGTTTCTAATATAGCATATTCAGTCAAATAAGTTTCTGTTCCATCATCTATCAGAATAACTTCAGATAGTTGACATTCTCCTGTAGATGTATTGGTTGCCTGGACAATACAATATGCAGCATCATATCCATCGGGATATGATGCAATTGATGTTTGTGTTGGTAGTGATGTTGCAGCAATTGAGGTTGATGATGCTTCTATTCTTGCCTGGTTTAAATCTATAGTTCCAATTCCAGACATAGAAGTATTTCCTATAGAAATTGCTATAGTATTTACAACTACTGTTGATATTCCAGCAGATGGAATAAAATCAACTTTTAAATCTGATCCACTCAGATAAGGATAGAAAGTACCAAGACCAATACTTGAATATGGATCAGAATAACTATGATTAGTTAATTGTCCTCCATCCAAAACATAAACATCAGTTCCGTTATGAATTATATTCAACTCATTATATTCAAATTGCCCATCCACTTCATGATTTAGGCAAATGAGAACTTTAGAACTTGAGTATGAATTTGAAATACTTACAATTGTTGATACTCCAACAAATGAACTACTTGAAGATGCAATGCTTACAACCCCACCTAAATCCGTATTTCCTATAGAAGTTAAATTATCATCCAAATTATATGATATTGTGGATACATCATAGTTGTTATATGTATATTTTGTTGGATAAAATCTAAGAACTCCTTCAGTTCCATCGATATAAAAATCAAAAGATCCTAAATCTCTAATAGTTTCAACTCTTCCATATTGATTGATATAAGAAAATCCTAAATCATCTCTCAAAATAGTAACAAGCATTGCCTGTCTTTCTGATGTATATCTTCTATCTTTTACATAAGTAAAGAATTTTTGAGTTCTAAAAGAACTAAGCAAAGATCTACTAACATCAACAAATATATTAAATCCGGGTTCGCTATTAAACTCCCCACTAATATCATCAATTAAAAGAACTCTATTTCCCACAGATTCTTGGTAATCTTGTAATATTCTGCTACTAAAAATAATTTCATCTGAAAAATTCCCTGAGTTTGAATATAAAGAATTTTCATAAACTAAATCAAAATTAGTAACGCAATTTAAATCTGTAACAGAAATAATGTCTGTTTTTACTGATGCATATTCACTAAATTCTGGTATCATTGAAGAATTTTCAGTGATAGTTGATTCCAACTGAAGATTACTAAATTTCTTAAATCCTAAAGTATGATTTAAAGAACTTACTGAATCCTTCCAAGTATCATATGGTATTTTTGATTTTAGTGAATATGAAAAACTTTGATAATATTCATTGTCGTGAATTCTTTGCAAATCATTATTTAAAAATCCAGTTAAAAATTCCCAACCATTTTCCACAAGAGAATATGAACCCAGTTCATAATTAGATTCAGATTTAATAATGTCTTTTATAAATCCTTTTGAATTTGAACTTTGACCTTCAATAATAGTCTGTGGAACAAAATCTTCAGAAGTTATAACTTTCAAATATTCTGTTTTAGGATTCCAATCCCCAACTATACCAATTGCATTACCATCAGTAACATTTTCTCCTTTTAAAAATTCACCTTTTTTTAAAATAGAATTGAATTTTGGGAAATGCTTTTCGGGAATAATTCTTCCTGAAGAGTTAATTGCATCAAAATTTCCTGGATTTTCATTAGATCCTAAGTAATTTGTAAGACTAAAAGTAACTATTCCTATTCCACCGATATTCGGAAGAACTGATTTAATAGTAAAAAGATTATAATCATAATTTGAGGAATTATATCCTTTTCCGGTAGAACCCACACCAACACTAACGTTTTCAATCATTACTTTATCATTTACTGCAAATGGGAAACTATCAGCAGTACTAAATCCAACAGATAAAGTTACAGTTACATCTTTATTTGATGAGTTATATGTAATGTTTGAAATCGGAACTCCATTAGAGTTCTGTATTGGAAGTATTATTGGTTCTGTATTATTAATCGAGAGAGTATTTTTAATAATTTTTACCTGCTCCTCTCCGAGGGTAAATTTCAAATCAATATCAGTTATTTGTTTTTTTGTTTTACCATCAATTACAACTAATTTTGGACTTATTGAATACCCATACCCAAAGGAAGTTACTCCAATCGATTCAAATGTTGATAAAGGTTCTATCTTAAGAATTTCTGGTAACTTTGATGTTGGTTTAAGAGTAAAATCAGCAGGATAGTCAAAACCAATATCAAATATTTTCGTTGATTTTACATTTCCAATTGTTTTACTATTTGGTTCTAAAATAAATCCATCTCCATATTTTGAAATAACAGAAGATATTCCTGGTAAGGTACTATAAGATTTTCCTCCATTTTGAATATTAATTTGATTAATAGGTCCATATGCAGATATAGAATCGGTGGTATATGATAAAGATGCTTCGGTTTCACTATAAGAATTTTTTTCTGGGGATGATAAAAGATTATATTCAAATGATGTTGATGTTAAAGAAGATATTCTTTTTTTCCCGGAATATTCACTTTGCTCTATTTGAATCTGATTATATAAAGATATAGAATCATCTATAACTATTTGTGTTTTTTCTTTTGGATTTGAAAATGTCTTTAAAGGTGTTAACTTATAATATAAAAGATTTGGTGTATACTGATTAATATTCAATATCGTCTTTGCGTTGGGTGTTACACCTAATGTGCCAACTTTTGACACTTCAAAAGATGAAAGTTTTTGGTTGGATTCATACCTTCTTGTAAATTTATCGTCAAGATAAAATTCTAAATCAAATGCTGGATATGATGTTCCGTTTAAAACATATGATAGAGATGGATCAGATGTGTCAAAGTTTATAGAACAGTTTCTGTAAACTTTTATTGGTGGATTAATTGCAGATAATGTTCCAAATGAAGAACTTGTGATTCCTACTGTAATTGGATAGGATTGTTTAGTTTGATATAAACTTTCCGTAAGTTTAATATTATCTGAATCTAATACAAGAACATTATATAAATGATTATCCTTTAATCCGCCACAAGGTGAAGAAGATGTGTGTAAAACTCTTTGTCCGGTTATAAATCCATGCGAAGGTAAATTAATGTTTCCATTTGAAGTATTAATGCCGGAAGAAATAAAATCTTTGGGATTTATTATTACTCTTCTTGTGGAATCATTATACTTTAAAGTTATCGTAGTAGATATTGTTGGAGTAACCTCTACATATGCATAATCATTTAACTGCAATCCATGAGTTTCTGCAACAGAAACAGTAACTAGATTTTTTGAAATTTTGCCATTTACTACCAAAGGATAATTAGTCTCAAAACTATGATAAGTTCCAGAACCTTTGTTTATAAAATAAAGAGTTCCTTGGTTTCTAGTGGTTTCTGCAATGCCACAAAAAGTTCCAGTAGAACCAAGACCAACTTTTATGGTAGAAATTCCAATAGAATCATTTGAAATTTTTGCAACATAAACTATAGATTTGTTTTTCAATTCAAAATATGTATTACCTAGTCCACTTGTAGATACTCCAAGAGCAGTTCCAGAATTTACATTATAAATTAATTGATCTCCAGTTTCAAGTTTATGATTTGGAAGATAAATCGTTTTAGATGGGACAAAAACTTGTGTTACACCAACTCCGGGATTTTCTATTATAAGAGTAACACCAATACCAATTCCTGCTGTTGTTCCAATTCCAACAGTTTCTGATGGATTGAAATAAATCTCTTTGTTTAGTTTATAATCATATGTTGTTTTATATCCAACATTTATGTTAAATTTTCTTGAAATTTCTCTAAGAACTGTTGAAGTAGTATGAGATACTCCAGATGATGAACCAAATTCACGAAGAACACGAATTCTGGAAGAAATTGGATCTACGTTTAAAACTTTGATTTTTTCTGTTCCAACTCCTACACTAAAAATATCATTTTCTCTTATACTTTGGAAATCAAAGTCTCCAGAAATTGAAAAATAAGTAACCAAACCAGTTACTGAAGTCGATGAAACTGGAGAAGTTAAAATATATTGACTTGTAGATATTCCTATTTCATAAGAATTTTCTAAGAAAGATGATGTAGTATTCAATCCTACTATTTTTACTAAATCTTTATTTTTAAAATAGTGTGGTAAGGATGAAAATCCAACAAAAACTCCAAATTGATCTGAAGGATAAAATTCTACATTAGATATTGAACTTGTAGCAACACTTATATTATTGATTTGTTTTCCTAATACTCTGGAAACTTTAGCGGTGGCGCCAAATCCATCAGTTTTTGTGTTATCAAATACGACTTTATCATTTACTTGATAATTATTTCCGCTTGAAACAATTCCTATGAAATCAATAGATCCTTTAGTTGCAAATTTTACTAAAGATTTCTGTTGTTTTAAGTCATTTGGTTCTATTACATAAGAATAATAACTATTTTTTGATGATAAATTGTATGGGTATACATTTCTCAACCATCCAGTTTCATTCAAATTTATATTTTCTTGATTTGAACTTGGATTAAAATTAAAATCATTTGGTTTTGACGTATAGTTCTCACCGATTAGGTATGGAAAAACAGGTCTCTTATAATTTTTAAATACACCATCAGAATCTACATTTTGGGAAACAGAGGTAAAATATGCATATACTCCGTTCGGAAACTCTGGAGTTACGCAAAATCTTCCATTGTTTTCATCTAGAACAGTTTCATCTTCGGAGTTAACGTAGGTAAAATCTTCTATAAAAAATTCTTGGGGGAAGATACTAGTTGGTGGTCTGTCTGGTTTTAAATCCAAAACATATCCAGATTTCATCTGAGATACTGTCCCTCCAGATTTTTTAATGTAACCATATGGACCGTAAATGGGGTTTCCGTCATAAGACCAACCAATTATAGGAGAGTGGTTAGTTGAATTTATTTCGATTCCGTTAGAAAGTTGTAAATCTTTTTTTCCAAATAAAGTTATTCCTGATCGATCCGAGGAATATAATATTTTTCTTAATTCTCTTGGAGCATATAAATGAGAATATTCTAACCCATAATCTTTTTTTATTGAATTTTCCAATACTCCATCATCAGGACCAAAATTATTAAAATATTTTTTGAAAAGATTTACTGTCCATTCATTTAGATTTGCTTTTAGGAATGCACCCTTTCCTGCCGGTATGACTTCTATTTTTGTGTTTTGGTTTTCATATCCAATTCCACCTTCTACTATTACTACTGATTTGATTTGACCATTTTCAATTACAGGAGTTAATTTTGCACCACTACCTTTACCATAAACTTTTAATTCTGGTGGAGAATTATAGTCTTGACCATAAAAATTAATCACAACATCCGTAATTTTACCATCATTAACTATTGGAGTTAGTTGAGCTTTTGATCCACTATAAAGATTTAAATTTAAGTCTTTTTTGTAATTTAAAATCTCAGAAGAACCATATCCAACTCCTTTATTTTCTAAATAAATTGAGGTTATTTCTCCGCGAACAATTGGTTGTAAAGAACCTTTGAAATTATTATCAACCGAAGATGAAATACCTATTTTTGAGGTAATTTCTACTAATATATTTGGATAATTGAAAATATGTGTTCCAACACCAACGGTCTCAATGTCGATATGTTGATTTGTTTGAAAATAAAAATCTTTTGCTATAGAACCTATTCCGACTTCAGATAACTTAAAATTATCTTTGTCTAGTGCTGTAACATAATATTCTGTGTTGTTAGAAAGTCCCAATGGAGTTGATCCATCAGTCATATAAGTAATAATTTCTCCGGTTTTATAATCATGATCTTCTATGTTAATAGAATCTAATGCAGTATTAATTCCCGAAGAAGAACAAGTTCTTTTTTTGTTTTCATATCCAATACCCGGATCTACTATACTAATGGATCCTAAAATATATTTTCCATTAAAGGACTTTATGGAATGATTTCCTACACCATAATCTGAAATTTCTACAGTATTAATTCCAACTATTGATCCATTGTAATCTCTATGCAATTTAATTTTATGAGAATCTAAAATAGAAACATAATAAATTGCATCGGTTGATAGTCCAGATACACCATATTGTGAAAATGTTTTATATATTACTTTTTCACCATTTCTAAATTTATGGTATGTAGAAAATCCAATTGTATTATTGGATATATCTACAGAGGTTGATATTCCAGATGAATTGAAAATAACTTCATGGGGAACGGTTTTTAAGTTAACCTGAGCTTTTGCTCCAAAACCATTTCCTCCACTAATTTTAATAGATGGTGTTTCAATAAAATCAAATCCAGAATCTATAATTCTAATTTCTTTAAATGATCCTTTTACAGAACAATAACCGGTCGCACCAATACCAGTATTGTCGCTTATTGATAGAATTGGAGGATTGATGACATCATAATCGCTTCCTTTAGAGAGAATATCTATATTTTTTATAGAACCATAATATATCTTATCTGAAGATTTATAATTTAATATTTCAGTGCCATTGATTAATATTCCAGTAAATCCCGGAGAAGTTTTATAGATTTTTCCTGTATTTTCTGGTTGAGAGATTTCTCTTAATAAATTTTGCGGAGATAAAAATTTATTCTTAAATTTGTAAAGTTGTATAATATTATTGTTTACTGTAATTTCTTCTTCTAGTTCAATATAATTTTCATTGTAAAGATTTGAAAGACTTTTTGCAATTTTGATATTATTTGGATCAATTCTTTTTACATAATACAATCCTTCATCAAATAAGAAAGAAATTATGTTTTCTTGAATATAATCTTGTCCACTAGAGTCAGTAAGAGTAAAAGATGATTTTTCTGGTGTGTAATATATTGCATCCCCTGTGTAAAAATTGTGATCAAATCCATTCGTAATTTTAAATGTATCTCCAGAAAACGTGCCAGAAAAGGTATATCTGTAATCCTGTTTTGATGAATTTAATTTATCAATATTATAATATGGAAGAGATAGTGATGAAATAATATTTTTTTCTTCATTTTTGTATACATTCTGAACGTTTGATGTATATCCAGAAAGAGTTGGATACTCTGATGATTTTGTTTTTAAAATATTTCTTTTTACTGCATATGTAAGATTTTCATTTAATTGCCCCTGACCTCTGGTTAGAAATACTCTATCAGAAAAAACATCAATTATAAATCCTTTTTCAGATTCTCCAGAAGAACTAATGAAAGTAATTTCATCATTAATTCTTAGAATGTGATTATCTTTAGTTGTTACTTTATACGTTAAATTGGAACTGTCTAAAGATACAATACTTTCAATTTCATATGTTTGTGATGTGTTGAACAACCAATTATTTGAAATTTTATCTGTTGGAAGTGTCCCAAGAGTTTTTATCGAAATTTGATCATTTTGTGAGTAGTAATATGTTTTTTCTGGAATATTAAATTTTTTCAATACTGGTCTAATTCTAACTTTTATAGAATCTGAAATTGATGTCCCAACTTGATTTGCATAAGCATAAACATCTAAATTCAACTCTGCAGTATCTTTAATATTATTATTCAAATTTACTCCCAAAAACTGAGTTAAGTTTTTGGATGAATATGTAGCGATTCCTATTTCTCCATTTTCATCCAAAAATGACAATCTTCCATTAATGGGAAATCCTACGGTTGAATCAACATCTAATATTGTAGATCCAACAGAAACATTTCCAATTAATTTGGTTTTGGGGTGAACAGAAAAATTATTATATTGTTCATTTTCAGAAACTATGTCTCTATCAAAAGATGCATCTAAACTAAGTTTATAATAATAATTTGTACTTAATCCTGGTGATATTTTTTCTACTCTTGTAATAGGAGAATATGATTCTAAAATATCATCATTATAATAATCTTGGTATAATGTTGAATTTTTTAAGTCTGATGGATCTCCTTCAAAAGAATCAACAACTAGATCTTTATTGACTCTATAGTTAGCATTAGACGGTCTAATTACATTTTCTCTTGGTCTAATAACTTTTACTTTTTCTCCATATAAAACTTTAAATAAAATATCAAATGATTTGTCGGTTCCCTTTGATGAGTAAAAATCTTTTGATTGTTTTAAAAATAAAGAATCTTTTATACCATCTACAAAGGAACGATCTTCAAATCCTGGAGATAATTGATATTTAATTTTGGATAAAAATTCTTTAAAAAATAGAATGCTGAGATTTTCTACATGAGTTTCTTTTGTGTGAGATGATACTTCTGATTCGGAAAAAACAAGATTTTCTGGATCGGTAGAACTTCTATAAGAAGTAATTCCACTAAAACCACGAACGCATCCATCAAAAGAAATATCTGTTTTTGATGTATATGTGATAATTTCACTGTCTATTTTTAATAATCCATATTGATTCGGAAACCCAACAGTATTTTCTACAACTATTGAAGTTGAAAAATCATCAATGTCTTCAGATAAAATAGTAAATTCGACTGGATCTGAAATTGTATCTAATTTCGTATAGTTATCAATATTTTGAATTAGATCAAGAGTAGCTCCCTGATACTCTTGTCCAATATAATATTGCTTTAAAAATTCAGAAATTAAAGGAAACTCTTCTCTCACATATGAGGGAAGTTGATTTTCGATAATTTTATTAATCTGGATTCTTTTTTCTGTCATTTTATTACAGTCTTACTAAGTTCCCGTTTTTATAACTTGATGATGGTTCAAATGTTGATCCTGATGGATTTAATCCAGAAGATATTTCATCAGCGATCAACTCAAATAAGCTATTATTAATATCTAGTTGCAAATACAAATCCTGTTTACCAATAACATCATTCGAAACTGGTATTGCAGAAATTTCAATAATTGGCCTTCCATTTTTAATTTTTCCGGAAATTATCTTGATTGGATTCAATGTAATTATAGAATTTTCATAATCAATCTTTCCAACATTATCTTTTATAATAGTTGGCGATGTTGATGATATATTTGGTAAGGAAAATAAAAATATTTTACCAGTCTTTTTATTAGAATTTGGTAAATCCGAAAAATAAAGATCTTGATCAATACCTTGAACTCTAAATGAACTGGTTTTTATATTATAACCATTCATACTTTGAATATGTATTTTATTACCAAATTGAATTGAATATTCAGATAAATTATCTATTGATAAACGAAGATCTCTTCTCATTTGAACTGTTGTAATATTAGATGTCACTGAGTTGTGACTCTTGTCTATAATATTCAAAAATTTGCTGTATTTGAATTTGGCCCCATATGTGTTCAGTTCGCTTGATTCTGCATATTTTTTAGCATTATACTGAACAATACTCGATACATATTCTGAATTTGGAGCAAAATTTGTATTATAATAAACTTTAGAATCAACCTCAACATACAAATATTTTAAGTCTAAAATTTCTGGAACAATTCCAGCAACTGCATATTGTTTTAAGTCTCTTTTAATGTTTTCCTTAACTAGATTTGATAAAAAATCTCCATATTTTGGTTTTATACTTATAAAAACTTTTCCATATTGGGGAGGAATCAAATCTTCTCCACCAAAAACAGATATTGATTCTGTTTCTGGATAAATTCTAGAAGGTATGAGAGTTTCATAATCCGATGCCGTGAGCGCCCTGTTTTGTGAAGCATATATTCTAGGAGCATATTTTTTAATAGAATCTACACTTTCAATTTGCTCTCCGCCACTTGCAACCCCATCAGGTGTAATTAAAGATATTCCAGAAGAAACAGTATAATCAACCCCATTTCTGTTGTAAATTATTCTTCCACTAAAAGTAAAATCCGAAATGCCATTAGCACTATCACCATTAGTTAAAATGTATGAAACATCAATAATTTCACCATCTTGAATTTTTCTTCCAAATTTTCCATCTCCAAAAATAATCTCATATCTTTCATCTTCAATTTCTTGTAAAAAGTAAACTTCAGATTCTTCACTAATATCAAATAAGTTTTCTTTAAGCGAATACTTGACCGAAACTGAAGATAATTCACTTGGTCTGACAGACACTTGAATTGTTTCAGTATCAATTCCGGAATTTGGAAGAATAAATCTTTGATTTGGATTCCTATCAGAATAAGTAAAAGATTGGGATATATAAGTTCCTTCGTAAATTTTAATATTATTGAATGATGCTATAGAGTCCACGACAGGAACCGTAATATCACTGTTAATGCAAAATGTATATGATTGACTTCCAAACCTACTAGAAGTTGATGCAACTATACCTTTTTTTAATACCATTGATGAAGGTGTAGGAGTAATTCCACTGGCATCAATAAAAAAATTTATTGTTGTTCTTGCGGATTTTTTTGATTTTGGAACATATCCTATGTTTCTTGCAAGTGCTACTACATTTTCTCTTAGTGTTGCACTATCTATAAAAACCTCATTTGCAACCATGTTCGCATTATATGAGCAAATATATGTATTGTAAGATAAAACATCAAGAATTGTAGAAAGATTTGATCCCTCAAAGTCATAATCAGTAAAGTTTGAATTTGACTTTAGGTAATCTTTAAGTGTTGTTTTAATCTGGTCGAAGTCCAGATTTGTAAAATTTGTGAGTGGCATTTATCTTGTTGGTTGCAGAACAAATTCTAATTGCTGCGCTGGAACATCTACTCCAACTATTCTATAAATTATGGAAACATCAAACGTATTATTATCATAATCTGGATAGGTTTTGACTTCGATTAAATTTACTCTTGGTTCATATCTATTAATCGAATTTCTAATTTCATCTCTTATAATTGAAGCAGTAATTTCATCTACATTTTCAAATAAAGATCTACCAATCCTTGATCCAAAATCCGAATTAAAAAATTTTTCTCCAGGGAGAGTAAAAACGATATTCCGAATAGAGCGAGCAATTGCACTTTGATTTTTTAGGGATATTAAGTCCCTATTTAATGGATTAACCTGAAAAGACATACTAATGTCTCTAAATTCCTGCTTTACTCGCTCTAATGGCATTTAGTATGGTAATTCTTATCTTATTTATTATGGATTTTTTGCTTCATATAATGGTTCTGTTCCATACTCCCAATCATCATAGTCATCATCATTGCGAATTTTTGAATGGATTTCGTTTTGTTGATAAAAATCATGTTTTTTTGGTGTTAAATCATCATTTGCAATCTCACGAAGCATTTTTTGCTTATCAATTTTGGACTCCCAACCATACTCTGAAGATAAAAATTGCGTTCCCCACTCATTTTTCATAAAATTTTCGTCTTTATCGACTTGTTTGGTCATTTTTTTGCTCCTGATTCGTTAAATCAGAACTTTTTACGGGGTTTCTATCCCGTGTTTCAATTATATCATAATCATCTTCAAGAATTTCCTTTAAATAGTCCTCATCCCAAAGATCATAATAAGTAGTTTTTGCTAAATTTTTGCGAAATTTCCGTAATTTTTTTATTGGTTGCCCTAAAATCAAGTTATATTTGCCATTATTAGTTTGAATATCATTTATAAAAGTATCATATGCCCCACAATCCTCAAAAAATTTCCAATTTAATTGAGTTGAGTTGTGATAATTAACCCAAAACTGAATTGCTTCAAGATCAAAGTAATCTTCTACAATATAAATCACAACATCGTAATCATTTAATGGATAGATATCTTCTACTGAACACTCTATGATTTTAAATTTTGAGTTTGCAGCAAATGGACATATTGCAAAACCATTTAGTTCAGGACGAACTTGTGAAACTCGTTTTATCCAATTTAAAATATAAAGTTCTTTTTCTGTAAACATAAAAAAAAGAGTGCTTATTTCTATTTAAGCACTCTGATGATTATTTTCCTTGTCCTCTATATTTTTTCTTACGTCCGTTGCGAGAAGTTGCGCTAAGCAAAGTTCGAGGAGAACGTCCTTGACGTGTTTTTTTAGGTGCTCCTGGTTCAAAGATCACCTTATTCATACCACCTTTAGCCATTTTCAATTTCCTCCAATTCTATAAGTTCTGGATTTATATCACTATTTAAAAAATAATCTTCCGAAAGATTTTGAAGAATCTCACTGCAATCTTCTGCAGTGAGATTTGTATGAATTTTAATACCCTTATAAAGAATATTATATTTCATCAGATTACGCGAGTTTTTTCGTGCCCAACACGAACACGAGGATCACACCAAATCTCAAATCCTGCATCCTTTGCATCAAGACAGAATGAAACATCTTCTCCACACATATCTTGAACATCACCAGACTCAAAGACTTGCATTTTTGGAGCAAACCAAGGATACTCTAGATTTTCAAATACTCCATTTTTAATCATTACCCAACCAAACCCTGTGTAGTCTACAGTAAATGGCTTACGACGCTTACTGATAGATTCTACAGTTTCGTGGTTCATGACGCCACCATTCTTACGAAAATCATCTTCTTCTAACCAATGAGCAACTGAGGTTGTGTGCCCATCTTCTGTTGCATACCATCCAGCAACAACTTCACGTTCCGTGCCATCTTCTGATAATGCAAGATCGCACAATTGCCAGAATTTATTTGTGTCAAATACAATGTCATTATCAATCCAGAGTTGATAATCATATTGTAGTTTTCCATCCCAAGGAATTTGCTTGGGACCACGAAGAACATTTGCACCTAAACATTTACAACGTGCAAAGTTTACCATTGATGAGTAGTCTTGAGAAATTTGAATACTCATTCCGTTTTGTACAAGATCAAAGCAAAGTTGAACAAATGCCTTCAAGAAGATATATGAACATCCTCTACCAGGAAGACAAAATACAATGCTTTTACCTCTCATTCTTGCTTTAATCGCATCATAGTCCCACTCTTCAGTCTTTTGTTTTGGTGGAACCGTTTTAACAGTGAATCCTTTTGCCATAAGTTAAAATAATTTTCATTTTCAATTTTAACAGTCTATATATGCATTTGTCAATGTGATGAATTTAATGTAACTTCTTTGTTTATACACAATTCCTCATATTGCAAATCATTCTCTAAAATGTTTATATCAAGTAAATCAATCATTCTGTGTAACATCTCCCAAATTTCAGAGAACTTTTCTTCTGTTAAACTGTGATATATGCACTGACCCTTTGCGTATATGTGATATATTTTTTCCATAAAAATTTTTCCGGAAATTTTTTATTTCGTCACCGATTTATATATCATTACTATCAATATACCAAGAGGAATTCCAATAAATCGAAAAATTTTATCAGGATATCGAAGCATCCATCCTGCTAAAATAACTTTCCAGAAATTCCAGTAGGGGTGCCTTTGAGAATATCTTTGAGGGTTTTTGAGACTGATCATACTTCCGGAAATTTTTTTTATGAGCGTGATAGAGAACTCGAAAAAGACATACACTGTAGGTTACAGAGGACCCAAAATTTTATATACGACAACGCCGCGCCGCGCTATAACAACCCCGCCAGAATTAACTGCCTGAGCACTATATCAACCAGTATAACATCAAAGGGCACAGAGTGTCAAACCCCGTGCCCTCTCAGTTATCAGAACTCGATCACATCTGCAGTCGGTTCATTATCATAACCATCAGCAACATTATCAGCGACGAGTGCATCCAGAATGGACAGAATCTCAGTGCCAGTGTTACCTTGCTTCAGAAGAGAAATGAGAACTTGCTTGGACATAATGTAGAAGAAAAGTGTAAGAAACTGTGTGTTTGGTGAGTGTCTTTATAGAGGCGCATCTCATTCCCCTTTGTGTTACTTAGAAGTCAAACACATCGCTATTGATTTGGATGACATTTACCTTGGGGTCATCATAGCGAACCCCATCACCAGTTACTGCATCTGAACCAAGGCAATCACAGAAGGTTTGATAATCACCACACTCACGGGCAAGGTGATACAAACTCTCGTCATTGTTAATCCAGAGAGCAACATTCCAGGTCTCATAATTCTCCCAACCGTTATAGGAAATGTCGAGAGCATTGCGTTGGAAAGTGGTAGTCATTTGGAGAAGAATTGAAGTGGGAAAAGTGTAAAAGGATTAGAGAAAATCAATCCCACTCGCTTAACCACATCCCGTTACAGAACGATTCAACCGAACACTTAAGATTGCGGTCAGTGAGAATAACTTGCTGAAACAGAGATGCATTCAACCAAGTGGGAAACTCTCCAGCGACTTGCATACCATCAGCGGTAGGGATTACAACTCGGAAAGTGTTAGTCATTTGGAGAAGAATTGAAGTGGGAAAAGTGTAAACTTAATCAGGAAAGTGCAACCTTAGCGATATAACCATTCTGTGCATTTTGATAGATAACATTCCAACTATCAGCAACAGATTGAGCGACTTCAAGACTAT